ATAGGCGACCGATTTGCTCAACATTGTCGGCCCTCTAACCACTTGAACGTCTAACTTATTACTTGGCAGCTTCCACAATGATTGGTGCAGCCACAGCTGTGGAATCAGCAACAACTGCTGTGGTGTCGGCAACAGGAGCTGAAGTGCTATCAGCTTCGTTTGAAGTTTCTGCCTTACCAGCGCAAGCACCTAGAAAAGCCACGGCGACCAACATGAATACCTTGTTCATAAATTCTCCTAAAGATGAAATGTAAGTACTACAATCGCACTGCATTGCCCCACTACGACTCGAACGTAGATTCGCGGATCCAAAGTCCGCTGTCCTGCCATTGGACGATAGGGCAATAATGGGCCTGTTATCGGGGTTACCCATCCCGCCAATTAGATTATCACCATAACCCCTTTCGGGAGTGTTCCGGATTGGCAACCGTAAGTACCGCGTACGGGAATCGAACCCGTCTTACCGGAGTGAAAGTCCGGCTTCCTAGCCGATAGAAGAACGCGGCATGAACATGACCTACACTTCTGGTTCACCTACCCATTCTGGCAGGTCATGTATTGAACATTGCTGTCTGTTGTCAATCAGCACTTACTCTTTAAATATAACACCCTGGGACTCGTTTGTCAAGCCCCAGGGTAAGTTGTTGCAAATCAATCACTTACGACTTTTTGGGCTTTTTCTTTTTCTTTGTTTCTGTGACTTCAGGTAATGTAATCGTGGCACCTAGTTTTGTCAACACTTCACGCATATTTGGGTAAATTTGAAGAAGTGTTTGGTCCTTGATGTGTATCATCACGTTGGCTTCTTTCCAGTGCATACCTTCCATCATTTGCACCCACAATGTTTCTCGCTTGTGTCCAGGTATCTTTTCCATGCTTCCACCTGCTTGATAATTCTTGATTCTACGGAATTCAGCTCGTGCATCAGTGTTGGCAATACCATCTGGGATGTTGGTGTCAGGCTTGTAGGTGTCAGGCATGCCGGTGGGCAACCCATACAACTTTTCAGCATCCAACACCGCCATTCGCATCAATGGTGCAAATGTGGTGTCAATCTGGGCCACTTGTTTGGTTCTGTCCACTTGTTCATCCAACGTGGCACCCTGAGCAATCCAATCCAGTTTTTCATTCAATAGCATGCTAACGTGTAAATTATTCATATCAAAACTCCGTGATGTGCTCCATGAGATTCTTCATCTTGTGTGCAATGAAATAGTTCAACAGCTGGGACTTGTCTCGAACATCCTTTTGCTGTGTGTAGTTATTTATAATGTTTTCCACAATGTCCTGAGGAATCATACGAAGGTCCACCATTTGCTGATTGCGCTTGATGGCAGCTTCCTGAGGCGTGCCATACCAATGTGTGACATCCAGCTTCTTCCATTGCTCCAGATCCTTCTTTCGAATAGGCTTCTGACGACCACCTGTCACGAACACATCATCAGGTGACATGAAGTTGGGGACACCATCTCCCTTGTCACCCATCAAGATGTGTTCCATCACAATCTCATCAATGCCTTCTGTGGCCTTCACCCACTTCTTATGGATGGGGCTGTACTGCTTCACGTTCTTGTATCGCTGAAGCTGTGTGAAGTCATGGTCACCTGACAGAATCAACACAGGCTGAGACTCTGCCTCCAATCCTTGCTGAACCAAATCATGGTCCTGAGTCCACATCACCAAGGCAGCAATGATGTCATCTGCCTCAGCCGTGTCCACTTCCACCACGGCATACGGGAAGCTCTCAGCTATTTCTGATTTGATTTGATTCAATGCCTCGAAAATGGCATGCCAATCAAAGCCAGAATCATCACGGGCCTTCTTTCTGTTGGCCTTGTAATGAGGGAACATCTTCTTGCGCCAGTATTTCTTGTTGTCACAGGCAATCACCAGTTGGCCAAACTCCTTGCCAAACTTGTTCTTGTAGGACCTTAAGGCGTTCACAATCATGTGGCGAATCAATGGCGTGCTGATTTCTGCATCAGTACGCCCCCGAAGCTCTGCCATAAGTGTGCTAATTGCCGTCTGTGAATAATCCACGATAATCATGTCATACCTCTATGTATTTCTTGCAATCATCATTGGGATCCCGATGACATAGATGCAAGATGTTTGGAATCAATTGTCCTTGACGTTCCAACTTCACACATTCATCACATAAAACATAATTGATATGTGTGTATTTGTCAATATCTAGATATTCAGGACGACAAGTGGATGCAATGTTCTCCACACCAGCATCCACTTGGTCCTGATAGTATCTGGCACAACATTCTGGTATATTGCTATGAATACCAAAATGATAGTGAAAATCTTTTATCAATAAGGCCAATTGTTTGTTGACTTGTTTGGTTCGTTCCACTCGCCTTCAGCAGCACCTGTGAAAAAATTAGTCTTGAATTGTCCTTCTTGAATCATGTCCTCGAACGTCTTGAACATGGCATTGAACCGAGCATTATACAGCTCCTTCATGCCAATCAGGATGTTCATGTACTTGTCCTGGTCTTCTGCTTCCATGTTGGTTTCACTAATCATAGTGGCCACTAGATCCAGGTCATCAGTGACACGCCAGCAATTCATGATGTGTTGTTCCAAATCAAATCTATCAGCCATTAGTCAATCCTCACAATCAATAGGTCAGTAGTGGTTCTCCCCTTCAATTCCTTGCACTTCGCCTTGATGCCATCAAACCAATTCACAGTTTGATTCTTGCGAAGCTTCATCACCTCAGCCAACTGCTCCTCAGGCTTGCGGAGAATCTTTTCACAGGTCACCTTGAAACCATAAATCTTGGGACCCTTCACATACAAGCTGTCCTTCACCTCAGCCTCGTAGTACCCAAGGCGGCGCTTCTTGGTGTCATACACCCAGACCATGTTGGCACCAATGATGTCCACAGGATTCTGTGATTTGATGCCTTCATGCTCCGCCTTGAAACGAATCTTGCTGGCCATCTTTTTCTTGTCCAAAGGCTTCTTCTTCCTGATGCGGAGAGACTTCACCTTGGTCTGTTGCTGTGAGATGTTGTCCATGACGGCCGAGAACGTGTCAATAATCTTTTTGAAATTTCTCTTGCCTACATAGGCATAGCCTACCACCAGCTGTTCATCCTCACCGTTATAGGCAGCATACCACTCGGCAAGATTCTTGCGAAGATGTTGCTGCACCAGCTTAAGTTGAGGGCCTTTCAGATTCTTGGTGAGGATGAATCCCACCATGTCATCTGAGGCCGGGATGTCACCATCAAAGGCATCATCCATCTTGCCATCCAGCTCAGCCAACACTGAGGACACCTGAGCACGAATTCTGTCCTGAATGGTGGGCTTGTTGCTGACCACAACAGCCGCCTTCTTCACCGCCTTCTTGTTGGCGAAGCTCATCACATAATCACGAATCAGCTGTGAATGAGTGCTGTTCAATGGGAATCCCTGCAACGCCATGCGAGCCATGACACAGATGGTGTTGTTCATGGATCCCAGATTGCGCCAGGCCTGAATGTCCTGCTTGGCAGTGGCAGGGCGCATCTCACGAAGCCATTGCTCCATGTACTTCATCAGATCCTTTTCTGAAGCACAATAGTTGTGCCAGTTCAAGGCACGGAGCATTTCAGAATTGTAATTCTTCACAGTACCCTCCCAAGTAGGCTCATCCGAAAACATGGAGGCCTCAGATGCAGGAGGAAGAACCAGATGAAGATTAGGCATTGCTGTACACCTCTTGGTCAAGGAGAGAAATCTTGCTGATGCTGTCCCAACGGAACGACCGCCAGGCCTGCTTCTCCATGTCCCACACGGGACAACTATCCGGACTGTTTTTGCGATGAGACTCCTTCACTTCCTGTGCTGGCAGAAACTCCTCAGCCAACGTGCACTTCATGTCACGAATGGTGCCATCTGCCTTGGCAAAAGTCACCATGACCACAGACTGCCGAAGAAGGTTGCGAATGCCTTCCTTTGTGATACCATCCATCATCACCATACTGCCTCCGTGTGTTTAGAGTATGTATGAAATATAACGCTTTTTCTTGTGTTTGTCAAGTACCCACTAAGTGCTTATATTTCAATCACTTACCCTTGGGGGATTTCACCATCTTGAACCAGCTGCCAGGGTTCCAGTCCATATCCATATTGGTGGTGTTTTCCACACGTGTGGCGGGTTCTGATTTGTTCACAGTATCAGCAAAGTTCTTGGTGGGAGGCATCACCGCCGGTTTGGGTGGTTCCGGGTGTTTCTTCATGGATAAATTGGCGGCAATCACCAACAGGATGGCCAAAGGATCAAACACAAAAATCAACATCAAGGTCAACAATCGTATGGCTTTGTCCAACGTGGTGGCATCATCGGTACCATACACCAGTTGTGCCACATACTTGATGGGACCCACTTCAGCTTCCAGCTTGCGTTGCCCCACATTCAATTCTGATTTCTGTTTTTGCAATTCCTGAATTTTCTTGTTGCTTTCTGTGATGGTGGCAGTTGCAGCTGTGCGTTCACGGCGTTGGCTGTTACGAATCTGCACGGCACGTTCCACACGATTCACATCTCCCACCAGGTTGTTCACAGCAGCATCCATTTGTTGCAACACCTGACGTGCAGCTGCCACATTGTCACGTTCCATCACAATCTGTTCATCCAACAATGTGATTTGTTCTGTGTTGGCATCCAGGCCTTGAGTGCCTTCCACATGAGCTCGGGTCAGATAACCAAAGATGCCCACACTGGTGATGAGACTCAACACCATGATGGCTGTGATGAAATACATTCTCATCAGGATGTTGGTGTTGTTCCAGAATCGGTAAATCCAGCTGGCGGACACCAACTTACCTATTTCCAAGGCAGCGCCCATCAATCCCACCGCCACAGGGGCACCTGGAAAGATGGCAATCAAGCCGGCAATGGAGAACCATGCAGCAATGGTGCTGATGAATAAAGCAGAAAGTAGTGTAATAATAGTCATAGTTTCACGTGCTTTCGATGGACCTTACACATGATCCAATCATTGTAAAATCTATCTGGGTGTTCTAGCACACCATATTGGAACTGGAGTTTTGCCTCAAGATAATTACACTGTCCTTTGTTACCACAAAGATGGAGGATTTCACGTTGGAAAGCATCAGGTCCATGGGTCTCAACATCATGTAACAATTCTTTGTTACTTCCATAGTAATCTCGCCAGTCAGATTCCACTCGGACTCGCTTTCGTTTTCCTTTAACAGACTTTCTTCTGGCAAAGCTGAATAGTTTCTTTCCAATGTACTGTCGTCCTGTTTGTAGGTTGGTGATTCGATACACGAATCCAATGATGTTGTCAGGTACTTCAGTAAATTCTTTATTTTCATGTAACCACATAGATGAATCCTCAATGAGACTCAACTATTTATGAAACTCCTTGACCTGAATCTTGTTGTCATTGTCAATCAAGATGGCGGTGAGATTTTCCACCCAATCTCCTGAATTCAAATAATGAATGCCAGCAATTTGTCTATCTTCTGGCTTGTGAATGTGTCCACAGATGACACCTGAACAATTGTGTTGTCGTGCCAGGCTGGCAGCTCCCACTTCAAAATCTGTGATGTAGTTCACAGCCGCCTTCACGCCATTCTTGATGTCTTTGGAAATGGAGTAGTAGGGAAGACCTCGCCATGCTCTCCACTTGTTATACCAGGTGTTCAAACGAAGTGCCAGTTCATATCCACTGGCCCCAATCTTGGCAATCCACTTCCATTTGGCAACGAACACATCCAAGATGTCTCCGTGGAAAATGAAATACTTCTTGCCTTCACCCAAGTCAAGAATATAGTTTTCTTCCACTTGTAATTTGCCAAGATGCATATGCATAAACTCATGCAAAAACTCATCATGATTCCCACGAATCCACACCACAGGAATTTTTCTGGAAATGTCCAACACTTTGGATATCACCTTGGTGTGTTTGCTACGCCACTTGGCACCACGGGACAAAGACCATCCATCCACGAAGTCACCATTGATAATCAATATGTCAGTGTGATGTTCTTCCAGAAACTTCAAGAACTCCACTGCTTTACAATCTTCTGTTCCTAGATGAACATCAGACACAATGACGGCTTTGTAATGTTTCATATCAATCCCAATAGTTCACTTTTGCTTTTTCAAAGTGCTTGAGGTTGTTTCTGTTGAAGAAGTTCACGGTCATGTACCACATCATACCTAGATATCCCAACTTGGTGAATCGTCGTTCATCTTGACCGAAGTAATGGTCCACAATCATGAACTTCTTGGCATCATATTGTTTGCTTAGAATGTAATCTTCTGATGTTTCATATTTGTTTGGAAACCCACCAAGTTGTTCAAACTTGTCACGACGAGTCAAGAAGAATGCTCCGATGGCAAATGGAGTTTTCCTGGTCATGATTTTGTTCACAAGATTGAATTTCCAAAATAGAAATGATGCTCGAAGATGCGGGCCGTAGTTTTTGATGTTGGCTGTCACCAGATCCAAGTTGTACACCACCATCTTGTTCACTGCATCATAGATGGTGGATGGATGAAACAACCGAACATCAGCATCCAAGAACAAGATGTATGGAGTTGTTGCCAACTTGGCACCATTGTTCCTTCCTTCAGACACAGGTCCACCTTTGATGACTTCAATGTTCAACCTATCCTCGTATAGCTTTACAACATTGATAGTATTATCGGTACTATCGGCATCTGCGACAAGGATACGAGTGTTTCCGATACCCACTTGTTGTGACAAAGAATCAAGTAGATGTCCAATATATTTTTCTTCATTTTTACAGGGTATGATGATGGTGACTAAGTTTTTCATTCCTCATCCTCATCCATGTCATATTCATAATCTTCATCTGTCTCTAATGTATCACCGCAGAATGGACAATATTCCACACGATAATGGTCTTCATCTAAATTGTGTTTGATGGTGAATTCTGCTTCACAGGCTGGGCAAAGAATGACCTTATGCATGTTGTTCCACATCCAGTTTTTCTACATCTTTTCGTTCTGCCATCACATAATAGTAGTAAGGCAACCGATGATTGCCCAACACTTGGATTGACAACCCATTCACATTGTTCACCACCAAAGTTTGATCCATGTTGGTGGGTGTCAGATGTACTGTGATGGTCTTTTCATCCACCAATCCTGTCCAGTAGTCAGGCAAGGGGATGATGCCTTCTGAAGTTTTGCCACGTGTGTACACAGCCAATTCAGGACCTTCCAAACAGCCGTGACGAAGGCGCATGTCCTGTTTAGTGGGATGCTCAATGTCAAACAGCTTGGTGATACCCACAATGGATGAGGCCCAGGTGGCAGCTCCACCCACTGTGAGATTTCCTGTGGTGGTGATGTTGCCTGTGGCAGTGATGTTACCATTAACAGTAGTATTGCCTGCTGTAAGCTCACCATCAACATCCAATGTGGCATCCACGGTGACAGGTACTGTAATAGTTAAATCACTAGTGGTTAAGGTGAGTTCATTATTAGATTCTTCAGTAGTAATTAAATTTGCCATACTAGCTCCTTGATGCTCGGTTCAATTTGCTTTCAATCTTGGATTTTTCTGTGATACCAAAAGCAAATTCACGTTTCTTTCCTTGCTTATATATCAGGAGCATGGGTACAGCTTTTGCGCCAGTGAATTCCTTCACCTCAGGCACTTCATCAATGTCCACCTTGTAGAAGGGGACTGACAATGTTTCTGCCAGTTCCCCTACCACAGGGAGCATTTGTTGACAAGGCACACACCACGTGGCATACAAATCCAACACCACAACATCATGTTCTGTTACAGCTTGCTTCACTTCTTCAATGGTGTGTAAACTATTCATCATGACACTTCACAACCGTTGGCTGAACAGGCGGCCTCACCTTGTAAATTGGTTTCATCATTCACTTCCTTGACATCATCCAGATTGATGTTGTGTAACACCTGTACAGCTTCTTGATAGGTGGTTTCATCAATATCTTCAAATGGTGCCTGGATGTAGCTGTGGTCAGAATACGGGAGCACTGAAAGAGCTGTGAAGTTGTCACGGTTGTCCCACATCCAACGACCCACTACATCCCATTCACCTGGCTTGATGGTCACGGTGGTGGATACATTGTTCTTGTTGGCACCCTTACGATGACCTGGCTTCACCCATTCCTTCCAGACCTTTGATACACGCTTCAACAAATCCAATGCAGTTTCTTGGCGTGTGACAGCACCTTCAGGTGCTTGTTGTGGCACTTCAATCACAGCTTGAATATTGGGTTTGAAGTATTCATCTGTCACCAATTCAGGATGATTGTTCACCAGATAGTTGTAAATGCTTTCATTCTTGCCTACACGAATTCTGCGAATGTAGTGCTTGTTGTGCCAGGCATGAATCCCTGATGAAGTACCCAACACCAATGATGATGTGCCTTCAGGCTTCACTGTGGTGCAGCGGGCCGCCGCATTCGTCCCAATCAATGAAGAAACACGTTCGTTCTCCTCTTTCACCATAGTAGCTGCTTCTTTCATGTTCAAATTTAACACGGTACCTGAGGCTATGCCAGTCATACTCACGCCAATAAGCGCTTCTCGTTCTGTAGTTCTCTTCCATATATCTCTCAAATAGTGAAAGTTTGTGTATGATGCTTGCAATGTGCCAATCAATGCTGCTGCCTTGGCGCGAGCATTCAAATCTTCTTGTGATGCCACACCACCAGCATGAATAGTAGTTAAGTTACAGAATTGGAATGGACGAAGTGAGATTTCAGCACATGGGTTCATACCCCAATCCTTGTCATTGGTGAAGAAGAAGCCAGGTTCACCTGAGCCTGAGGCTTCAATCTTCTTCCACAAATCCATGAACACTTCTTCTTCCACCTTGGAACGAACAATGACAGCTGAGTTGTTGGCACGACCACGTTGAGGAGCTGTTTCCCACCAGTTGCCGAACTTACAGGTCAGCATGTCATCATCATCAATGTCAAACAATGAAATCATGGCTGAGCGACGAATGCCACCTGCCAATACAGCATCGGCAATGTAGCACAGAATGTCATGCACTTCCAAAGAGGTGAGTTGTTCACCATTCTGCTTTCTGTCTAGAATCTTCTGAACATTGTGGAGACAATCCTTCAATGGTTCAGGACCAGGTGCCTTGCCACCTGATGTGATGAGAGGTGCACCCTTTTCACGAACATCAGAGAAATCATACACAGGCATGGCCTTGCCCTTCATGTAGGCAGTCATCAACACCTTGACAGCATCTGCCCATCCTTCGATGCTATCTCCTACAAGATAGCGACGATTCTTCACAGGCTTGTTGATTTCAGGAAGCTTTTCCACGTGATGCTGTTGCACAGAATATCCCACACCTGTACCTGACAACAACAGGAACATCACTTCACTGAAGGCATCCACGTGATCCACAGGAAGGAAGCAGCAGTTGTATAGTCGGGCATTGTTGATGTTGATGGGCTTGCCAGCAAATTGTAATGAACGCATGCTGGGAAGAATCTTCTTGTCATAGACGAATTGATAGGCAGCTTCAATGTCTTGGGATAGTTGGGGATACTTGTCCAGATGCATCTTCTTGTTTCTGTCCACAAGTTCCTGCCAGTTCTCACGACGACCAAGTTCTGGGATGAACTTGGCATACTTCATGAATACTGTGATGTCTGATAAAATCTTGGCGGGTAGTTCCATCTTACTCATCGGTGGGTTCCTGGAGCTGTAGGGCTCGGTGTATGTTGGGAGGAAAATAGGTGTTGGGTTTCAAAATCTTGCCATCCTCACGACGGATGACTTGACCATCAACAGTCTTGCTCATGTTTGATGAGGTGATTTCCTGCCATACAGGACCCATAGGAACTCCTAGGGTATTGCATAGACCGAGAATCACCCAAATCAAATCGCCACAAGCATCTGCTGTTTCTACTATGTCCTGGTGTTCAAATCCTTCTTCTAGTTCTGCCATCTCCTCTCGAATAAGATTTAAATACAGGACAGCTTGCTTGTAATTCTCATCGGTGAAACTGGGTCTAGTCTGTACTGCTTGACCACATGCTTCCATAAAAATCTGAACATCATTTTGCATATTACTCAGTCTCATAATGTGAAAAGTTATTTATCAATGGGAATATTTCAGCAATCACTTTGGCACACTCCAAAGCAATCATTCGGTGTTCCTTCTGTGTGGCTTTGTCGGAACGTATATCTATATAGTGAATCCAGCTTCGTAAAGTCCCATTCATATACATACGGGACGTGGTCAATCCCTCAGGCAACACAGCACGTGCCACTTCCTTTGCGATACCATTTTGGATTGCCCATTCATATGCAATTTTTGCTGATTGAATCACAGATTGTTGTTGAAGATTCCAGGCTGTTTGTAGATTGTCATTGTTCACTTCAATGCTGTTTTGACGATTCTTCACATCCTGTAATCTTGCCTCACGGGTTTCAAATGTCAATTCTTTCACAGGGTCAGCATATCGTTGACTGAACTCCTGAAAACTGAAACTGCGATGCCGAAGAATTTGTCTGGCGATGTCGCGGGTGGTTTCAATTTCCAAACACACGTTCACCATCTCAAAGGGACTCCAATGTTTCCACTTGATGAGATAGCCAATCAACTTGTCTGCTGTTTCTGTGTTGTACTGGTTGCTGGGATTGCTCACTCTGGCACAAAATGCCACCAGGTCATTCATTTCTGCCACATGATCCATGTCCTCAGCACAGGCAATGGTGTGGGATATCAAACGTACTTTCATTAACAATTTCTCCATTCTGTGAATTTCAGTTTCGCCATAAGTCCTTGAAATGTGTTTTCACGAATAAGGTCATGGACTTTTCTTCCGCTCTCAACAAAATCATTGATGTCTTTTTCACGATAGCCACAAGGCCAGATAACCACCTTGTAATCCAGATTGATGTATTTTTCAACAAGTTTACACACCTCGATGTTTCTAGGCTGATTGTCAAACACAATGGTCACCAGATGTTTCGGCAAATCCAAAGATTCAATCTTGCTGAATCCTGTGCCTGCACACGCCAAGCTGTTGTTCAGAAACAAACTATCAATGGGCCCTTCCACAATGGTGATGGGTTGTGTCTTGTCCACATGATGGATGCCAAAGATGAGCGGAGCATCTTCCTTCATCTTAATCATTATATATCGTAAGGATTCACCTCGAAGTCCTCGCATTGTTACTCCCGTGAGTTCACCGGATTCATCATAAAACGGGAGCAACAACCGAGGTTCTTCGGTGCGAATGCTATCATATTCAGGAGCAATCTTCTGAATGTCCTTCACTGAAGGAATATAATACAATTCCTGATATTTGTCAACTGGAATCTTTCTGGACACACAATATCGTACTGCTTCATTGTCAGCATCACATTTGTCCAACCGAACAGCCACCTGATCCAACAAGGACTTGGGTTTGAACACAGGAGCATCAAATGTGAAATGTTGTTCAGCATCTGTGTGTGCCTTGGGTCCATTCTCACCTTTGCTGTAGCGTTCAAACACATATTGCTGATAGGTGTGGGCATCAAAGTTTTTCAGAAATGTCCCGAAATGTTGGCTGGCATCACAATTATGACACTTGTAGTACATATCATTCTTCTGCCGATAGAAATAGCCACGTGCCTTTTTCTTGTTGGTCTTGGAATCACCACAGATGATGCAACGACAATTCCACAAGTCTGCCTTTTTCTTGGCAAACAAGGGAAGTCTGTGACCAATCATGTTCAGATATTTTGTGTCAATAAAATAGGACATCGTGTTTCCTCCTGTCTTGGAAGATACACGATGTTACCATATTTGTCAAGTTTTAGTGGTGCGGAGTACCAAATTTATTTATAAAAACCAGATTTTTAGGAGAAGATTCTAGACGCCTTTCTGGACGAGTTTTTACGGAGATTTCTTGGAGATGTTTTACTTCAGAAATTCAGCCAGAATCTCATGAGAGATGACACCCAACACCACACTACCACCCATGATGAGCCACTTCCATCGTTCCAGTTCCGCCACTCTCTTTTCCATCTCAGATTGTTGTTCTGTGATGGCTTTGGTTTCTTCTGTTATGCATTTTTTGATTTCTGAAGTGCCGTAGGTCATGGCAGTCATCAATCGTTGTTCTGTCTCTGTCAGGTCATCGGACAACTCACGACTGACCGTGGTGATACGAGCATGTAACTCTTTGATATCACCTTGTATTTCCTGCCGGCGTCTTTCTACCAATGAGAACAACTCCTCGTCAATGTC